TAATACTAGGTGCTATAGCAGAAGCAGGAGGTGCTTTACTTTTTATTTCTTGTCTTATTGTTTGTGTTGAGTTAGACTCGTTAATATTTCTATTAGTATTATCAGATGTTGTATTGTTATTATTGGTATTAGTATTATTAGTAGTAACATTAGAATCTGAAGTAGATTGATTAATATTTGTATTATTATTAGTGTTTGTATTATTACTAGTAGAAGTACTATTATTATTTACATTTTGATTTACTGTAGAGTTTACAGTAGAGTTAGATGTAGTTGTGTTAATATTGTTGTTAGTATTGGTATTAGTACTAGTAGATGTGGAAGTGTTAGTATTATTATTTGTATTAGTTGATGTATTAACATTAGTATTATTATTAGTATTAGTATTAGTATTTGTATTAGTATTTGTGTTAGTATTAGTATTGGTATTAGTATTAGTATTTGTATTATTATTAGTATTATTATTAGTGTTAGTATTTGTAGTAGTTGTATTATTAGTAGTAGTTAAATTATTATCTTCACAATACTGTGTACCAGCAGTACAGTCATCTGCACTTACAGCAAACGACATTCCCATTAAAATTAATATAATTATTGGTCCAAAAAAATTTCTATTTATTTCGCCTTTCGACATTGTTTTATCTCCTTTATTTATCTCCTGCTGGTTTTTTAGATGTGCTAGTATACAGACCAAACCAAGCTGCTCCAGCTCCTACAACAACAGATATTAAACCTGATTGTTCCATAGTAGGTTCTGGTAAATCCATATACCAAAAAACTACATAGTATAATAAATACATGTATATACTAAGAAAAGCTCTAGGTATTAATCTCCAACTATCTACTGCTTGTGCAACAAATATCCATTTTTGATAAGGGTTATCATTTTTTTCATCTTCTAATTCTCTTATCCTATCTTTTAATTCTGACTTCTCTTGAAGTAACTGCATAAATTTATTAAGGTCTATTTCTACCTCATTTCTATCCATATCACCAGTAAAGCCACCCATCATATTATTCATGTTATTTTCCTTTTGCTAAACTTCCACCGAAGTACATTCCAATTATAGCTGATACTAAATTAGTATCAAGCTGTGTTATTACTAAACCTTCAAATGTTATCCATTCAAAAACTTCTCTTCCTTCTTTAAAAAACCAAAATCCCGGATTCCAATTAGTATATCCTATTGTAACAGCTACATCAGGATAATATACAGCAACTAATTTAGGAAATAAAACTATAGCAAATATAGATGTTAATGCTATAATTCTTCTAGTCCAAGCAAATCCTTTATCTGCTAATCCTGCATCAATAGATTGTTTTCTAGCTTTCATTTCAAACTCACCACGAGCTATTAATAATTTTTGTGCTTCAGCTTTAGCCTTTCGACTTTCAGCCCACACACTCATTAATCCACCTAATACAGTAGATGCTAACATAGTTATTATTTCAAATGGAAATCCCATATTATTTTACCGATAAAACTGCTTGTTGTAATTCTTTACTTCTTCTACCTACCTGATAATACCAACGACTATCTTGCATTTGCCTAGCCATTTCATTCCAGTTATGTTCTTTACAAGCCTTTAACATATTTTTAAATTTAGATAATCTAGTGCCTCCTAAATTAAAACACATATTAACTAATACTCTTTGTATAAGTTCTGGTAACTTTTGAAAGTCTTCATAGCTACCATATACATGTATAGTTTCTTGATAATGTTTTTTAAAGTCTTGCTCATAATACATATCTACAACTTCTTGACTAACAGGTGTTCCAACTTCCCAGTTATATTCAGGGTCACTAGGTTGGCAAAGGTGTCCAACTCCTAGAGTTTTATAACCTAAACTATCCATATAAATTTCTAACACTTCACCTTCGTGTCTTTTTATTTCAGCTTTGCAAAGTTCTATATTCATTTTATTATTATTCCTAAAAAACATTTAATTTAAACCAAGTTTATCTATTTGGTCAGAGTAAGGTAATCCTGTATTAGGGTCTTTTCTATCTGCAGGGTCTTCTTTAGTATTAGGAACATTAAATGTACCTGTTACTAATCCACCTTTAGCAAAAGTTTTAACTCCTTCTTTTAGTATTCTTTTTTTCATTTCATCAGTAATTATTAAAGTATTAACTTTAAATAATTCATTTTTATCATAAGGAGGTGTTTCATCTAAAATTTGATAATTATACGAATCAAAATACTCAAAAGGTTCATCACTAATATTTTTAGGGTCTATATCTAATAAATCAGATACAGTATTATATCTTTTTGCTAACTTATCTAAATATTTTTTAAACAGTTCGTTATATAAAAAATCTTTTGTTTCTTTACCTTGCCCACTATATCTTTGATTTATAATATCTGATTGAACTATAGATATAGCATCCATATCTTCTCTTACAGCTTGAAGTAATAATCTATCTATTATTCTTTTGTACCAATCCTCTGTTATTGGATTATCTACTACAAGATTATCTACATCACCATATTTATTATCTATTTCCTGAATTGGTTTTATCATTCGGTTAATATATTTTTCTAACCATCTTAAGTTAGAAAATTTTGGAACTGCAGTTTTTTCATCAGTAATTTTTACAAATTTTCCATTTACAGATAGAGTAGAACTACTAAAAACAAGGTCTTTATTTTTTTTAAGGTCTTCTATAGAAATGTTTTCGGGTATATATTTTCTTCGTCTTCCTTCCAAAAGCTCAGGAAATCTTATATAAAAATCATCATATTCTTCACTACCAACTTGTTTTATTTTTCCAAAGTTTATTTTAAAATTGTCAATAATTCTATCTATTTCTTTAGTTATGCTAGAGCTTTTACCATCTCTTTGTTTATTTAAATTACGAATAATATCTATATTTACTTCTTCTGTTTTATTCCAGTTATCTATAAATTTATTTAATAATTTAATTTCTTTTTTAGTATATTCATTATTTAAAAAATCTTCAAACTCAATCCGTTCTGCATTGTCTATCTGTTCATAAGTTACTCCACGAGATTCCATTCTATTACCATACACTATATTGGGGTCAGTTTCTAAGTTTCTATTTTTTCTTAATTGACCTAAAATTTTTCTTAATTCAAATCTTTTATCTCGTAAAATGTCTATAATTTTTTGACTTTCTCTACCAATTACAAACCCTATTTTTCTATTGTTAGGAGTATCTGCTCCAAAATCAATAAGATTACTAATATAATCAGACTGTAGTTCTTCTATATTTAAAGTTTTTAATGGTTTAGTTCCATCAGGATTTATTAAAACTCTATCTTTAGTAACAGCATGTCCAAATTGTTTAAGTTCTTTTTCATTATCAAAATGCATCATTTTCATACGATTCATTTTAAGTTCTAAAGTTTTAGGACCTTGCACACTAAAAACAAAATTCCTATAATTATCTCCTCCGGGTGAATTTTCATCTATAATACTTTTATGTATAGCTGATGGTGTATAGTCAATACCTTGAGTATTATCTAGTACTCCTAGGTCTTCTAAAACTTGTTTCATTCTTATTTTAGCTTCTGTAGCATTAAAAGGCATTCCTCCATTAAGTTCTATTGCTCTATCAATCTCTGTTAAATTTGCGTAGTTATTTTTTTCTAGTCCCGGAAAATAAAGTCTATAACCAATGTCTGAATTACCAAAAGCAAAAGTTTGTTCTAAATCACTAATAGGTACCCAATCTTCACCTGTTAGTTCGCTATCTGATGTAATTTTTAAAGTTACTTTTTCGTAAGGCATAGCTTCATATAACTTTTTATCAGTTGGTAAAGTAATATCTTCATGTAAATTATATACTTCACTTTTTATTCTAAACTCTTCTCCAAAACCTCTAAGAAATACATTATGAGGATAAAATTGAGTATCTTCTTTTTCTATTTTTTTAGATAACAAATCTCTTGATTCTTCATAACTTAATAATTTACTATCAAAATCTACTGAGTTAAATGATTGAGGAGTAGGAGACTCATATCTTACATGAGGAATAATTTGTAATTTTGAATCTGATAAAGACTGTGCTATTTTTTTACCATTAAAGTCTTGATAATTTTTTATAAATTCTTCTACCTCTAAATAATCTAACTCTTTTTGTTTTATACCTCTAGCACTTCTTTGTTGTTTTAACCATTTTGATAACTTATTACCAGTAACATCTTCTGGAGCATCTTCCATTAAAGTTTTAAGTGTAGGAGAATAATTACCATAGCTATCCATATAAACATCTTTTATTCTTTCAGTGCTTCCACCACCCATATCATCTTCAATTGCAGAATATATAGTTTTAAGTTTACCTTTTATTCCTCTACCTACTCTACCACCAATGTTAAATAGTTTTCTGTCTAAATTTATTTCTCTAAACAAAGGTTGTGTATCATCCATACCTGCTATAAAATCTGCACCTGACTGTATTCCACCACCCAATGTTTTATCTAAAGCTTTTGCTCCTTCTTCTAATGGAGTATAAGGTTCTCTAATACCTGTGTATTCTTCCATTATATCTCCAACAACTCTATCAAAAACATTTTTAGTTCCTCTTAAAGGAGCTTTACGAGCTACTGTTTCAAAAAAACCTCTATCATAAAGTGTCATGCCTATAACATCATTTAATATAGGTCCTCCTGTTCCTACACCAGCCACTAATGGATTTTGTCCATAAGCCATACCTTCAGTAGCTCTTAAAAGATATTCAACTGGACCAAGTAATCCTACACGCTGATAAGCTTTTAGAGTATCTCTCCAGTCACTTTCTTCTTCCATTCTTTTTCTTTCTTCTGGATTAGCTCTCCAGTAGTTAGTAGCTTTTGCAACATTAGTAGATATAGCAATAAATGCAGCTAGTTTTGGAGCATTAACTGCTGTATCAGTTATAGTGCTTCTAGCAAAATTTCTTAATACTGTATTACCAAATACTGTAGGATATCTTAAAAACTGTGTAAATATATCAACTCTAGGATTAGTCATAAATAAAGGAACATTAGCAAACTCTCTACCAGTTTGTAGTATGACTCCATTTGTAAATCTACCTGCTCCTCTTACTATATCATTTCTATAAAAATCATCTTCTCTAGCAGCTATATTTACATTATCACCATATTTATTATACCATTTTATACCTTTTTCAACATCTACACCTAAATCATTTAACTCACCTATACGCCTAGCTCTTTGATTTTCATTTAACTTTTTACCTATAATATTTTTATTTGTAGCAAGTTGTTTTAAATTACTTTGTATTAAATCTTTACCTGATGAAAATGCAGCAAGTTGTACAGTTTTAGTCCAAGGTATAAGAAGATTTAATCTGTAAAAACCTCTAGCTCCTCTTTTTAAAGTTTCGTTTTGTAATCCTTCACCATCTAAACGATTTGTTAAATCTGCCATAGCTTCATCTACAGCTAAGAAAACACTATTCATTTCTCTTGTTATTTCACTATCAGTTAATCTGTGTTTTTCTTTTAGTATTTGTCCTATTTCTGTAGTAAATATTCTACCAGAGTTTTCTATAGCATCTTGCATACCTTTAATTGCAGAAGATGTGGGAGCTTTACCTAATGTTATAAATGCTTCTGATAATGAAGATACAGTAGCTAAAGGTAGGTAAGCCATAGCATTTGCTAATTTAGTTCCATCATATATAGCTTGAAAAGCATCACTTCTATAATAGTCTACTTGACCTGTTACAGATTTATAAACATCAATAAGTTCTTGTTGTTGTCTAGGATTTAAATCTCTACCAAACTCTTGTAACTCTTCTCTTATAGGTTCAATAAATCTTTTTCTAAATTGACTTACATTATCCTCTTTATATAGTAATAAATTTTTGTCTTCTGTTTTACCTACTATTCTTGTGTCAGGTCCTTTACTTAAAAAATGTTTTTTATGTTCTATAGTTCTAGCAGCATTCATAAAGTAGTCAGTAGTAACGCTATGTAAATCATTTGTTAAAAACTCTTTAAATTTATTATCATCTAAATTTTCAAACTTACGAGCTTGTGTTAATAAATTAGAATGAGAACTATAAAGTTCGTTTTGTTTATTAAGCATTCCTTTAACAACATCATCTACTTCTTTTTCTGGAACAATCCCTTCATCAACTAATAATTGTTTAAATACTTTTTCATTAGCTTCTATTGCTTCTCTATTCCAACTACGAGGAAAATAATTCTCAATGTCATTTACTTTTAAACCTACTTCAATAGCATCGTCTCTAATACTATTAAAATATAATCTTAAATTTTTAGCAGTATCTCTAACAGCTTTAGAAGCTCCGGGAACTTGTCCACCTCTAAGAATAGTTATAACTTCTTCTCCTAATTCTGGTGACATTCTACCTGTGTTATATAAAGGCTCTATAGCAGCCTCATACCCTAACTTATAGTTACCTCTTCTAAATCCTAAATCTTCTCCATAAGAGTAACCTAGTCTTGTTTTAGACCTAAAAACTAAACTTTTATTAAACTCTGATGTAAGTTTTTGACCAAGTAATCTAGCAGTAGGAGCAAACTCTGCATCTGTTTTTAATCTCCATGCAGGACTACCAATAGTTTTAGCTATAAAAGCATCTTTCTTTTTTCTTAAATTATATAATAAATCACTACCTGCTTCTTTTCTATAACCATCATCGCTAAAAAGTTTTTCTAACCTTTGTTGAAAAAATTCATTTTTGTTTGCAAGACCTCCAAAAATACCACCTGTTAAAGCACCTATGGCTGCACTACCAACTAACTCTGGATTAGAATACATCTTACGAAGATTAGTATTTACTTCTGTTTGTTGTCTAAAATGATTATCAAAACCTTGCCAAGTAGCTCCTTCTAAAGCAAAAAGACCTGTGCTTTGAAGAGGAGTAATTTTACTTTTAGCAATATTTTTTAAACCTTGATTAGCTCCTGTAGCTAATGCTTGTCTTGCAAGTAAAGAAGTTCCTCCACTTACAGGAGTTAAAAGTATCGCTGCTAACAAAGTAGGGTCAGTAGCTATGTCTATTGTTGAATCTTTAATAAGCTCTGCATATTGTTTTAGACTTCCCATATCTGCTTTGTCAAAAGTAGAACGAAGATATCTATAATCTTGTTTTTGTTGCTCATTAAAGTTACCAGACTCCATAGCTCTTTGCATACCATTGTATAAATTAAAATCAGAGTCTCTTAAATATTCAAATATATCATCAGACTTTTCACCTACAGATGATAAAAATCTTTCAGATATTTCTTGGAATTGTTCGTTGTTTTCTAAATCATCAAGTGTGTAACCTCTTCTTAAAACAGAAGAAGGACTATTGGATTTAAAATTAAGTATTGCCATATTTTAATTTTGATTTGATTGCTCACCACTTCTAGCATATATGTAAAGACCTCCACCAACTCCGTATAGCAATGGTTTTCTTGTTCTAGCTAATTGACCAAGTAAATATGTTCCTTTCATTAATGCTATCTCATCAGAAAACTTTGCAGCATTTACTATAGTACCATTTTTATTTATATTTTCAAATATAATTTTTTGAGTAGGACTTAAATTATTTATAAAAGCATCTCTACCTTTTTGATTAGGATTTTTAAATTTTTTAGCTTTTGCTATAAATTTTGCAGTTCTAGGGTCTGATATAACTTTACTAGTTGATTGTCTAACAAATGTATTTAGTGTGAATGCACCTGCAAATCTTAAACCTTTATATAAACCATAACCGGGTACTAATAATGTAACTGCATCGAATGCATCAAATTTTCCATCAGGACCATAAATTGCTGTTTCCATACTTTTCATAAAAACACTTTTCTCATTTACTTCTTCTAAAAAATCTTTTTCTTCTTTAGGTATGTTAGCATTAGCTAACTTCGCATTATTTTCTTCTTCTAATGTAGGTAAATTATTCTCTATCATAATAGAATCTAAAGCATTTAATTCTTTTCTTTTAGAATCTCCTTCCATTGTTTGATTAATCTTATCAACTATATCATTACGCATATCTAAAATTTTAGTTTTTCTAATAAATGGATTATCAATATTTTTATTTATATTTTCTATATACATAGGAAAATTACGAGTATCTACTTGTCCTCTAAGTTTATCTATATCAAATTGACTCATAATAGTATCTATATTAGATTCGTTACCTTGGTTTAAAATAAATTCAGTAGCTAATGGTAAAGCCATAGCATCATTCATATTATATGTTCTTTTTAACTCTTCTACTGTATTCATTATATTTAGAGTAGTTCCAATTTTAAAACTATCATTACCTCTTTTAGAAACTTCTTCCCATTGTAATCCTGCATTTGGATTTTCAGTTGCTATACCACCTATAATATTATCTATTTGAGCCATAACTATAGGAGCTTGACTAGGGTCTATTTCTGTTCGAGGAGCTTTTTTTTCTCCTTTACCAAGAACTACTTCACCAAAAATAATAGGTTGATTATTAGCTCCTACTCCTGTACTAACTATTTTTGTAACTAATGTTTCATTACCATAAGAATCACGCATAGGAACTTGAACAGTTGATTGTTGAGCATCTTTATAAACTAAAGCTTCAGGATTGTTTTTTATAGCTTCTACTAAATCATCTATAGGATTATCTTGGTCTCCAAATTCTTGAATAGCTATTTTAAGATTATCATAATCTGCTCCTAACAAACCACCTAACTTTCTTTGTTTTGCTAATTTATCTTCTTCAGTTAAAGTATCTGCATCATGAGATTTAAATATTTTTTTCAATCCATTTCCAAAAAATTCTGCTACATTTCTTGGAGGCATTTCATCTCTTCTAAGTATTTCTACCATTTCTTCTGAAGTTAATCCGGGTATCTTTTGATATGCTTCTACCATTTTTTTATAGGATTCTAAATTGTCAGGATTTGAAGTATACTGTCTTGCTATTTCTTTTACAGCATCTGATTTATAACCTTCACCATATTCAGCTATAATATACTCATTAAGTTTATCAACTGTTTGTAATTGAAATATATCTTCCATTTCAAGTCCTTGATTGATATAGTCATTATACTCTTTGTTAAACATTTTAGCATTTTCATTTGCAGATAAGTAATGAGCTTTTGCTAATAAATTATCTGTTTCTAATTTATCTGCTTGAGTGTTTAAAAAAAGGTCAGCTCCACTTAACAAAGCATTAAAACCTAATAAGTTTTTATTAAACTTGTCTTGTGATTCTGCTGTTCTATCTCTTCTTTCTCTGGCTTTATCAAATTGCTCTTGTGCAAAATCAACACCACCATCATCATAAAATGTAGCCATTACTCTTCTCCTCTAGCTAATAAACTTTCTACTTGTTCTGATTCTTCTCTAGCTAATAAACTTTCAGGAACAGGTGCTTCTTCAATTTGCTGCAATACTTCTTTTGGTATTGCTCCTGAAGGGACTGTAGATTGATTTGTAACTTTAGCTTTAACATATTTTTTTAAATTATTAGCTCTCATATTTGTAATATCTTTTTCATCTTCTTCATCGATATCATCTTCTTCATCACCATTAATACGATATTTTATTCCTGCTTTTTCTGACAGAGCCATTAAAGTATATATAGTTGGTTCAATTAACATAGTTAATAAATCAGGATTCCACTTACCTTGTTCAAAACCTGTTTGCAACATTTGTAATGTTATATCAGCTAATGGAACACCATCTCCTATACCTTTCATAATAGCAGCAAATATATCTTCTTGTAATAATTGACCTGTTATAAAATTTAAAGCTTGTCTAAAATCTGTATATTCTGGTGGTCCTTCCCAAGGATATTTTTGGTCTGGGTCATTTGTTAATGACTGTCCGGGTATAGGTCTACCTGAATTTACTAATGCATCTATTGCTGTTTGATTATATGTTTCTGCCATAATTTATCCTATCCAAATATTTCTTTACTTAAGTATGGAGCTGCAATACTACTTGAAGCACCCCAACTACTTCCTAGCGATTGATAAGCAGAGTTACCTTGCATAAAATCTACCTCACTCATAACACTTCTTGAATTAAAATTATTCATAGAAGCAACATCAAAGTTAGTAGTAATCTGTCTAAGAGGTGGAGGGTCTCCTGCTGCTTTATAAGCTAATCTTTTTCCGAATCCTTGCATTACTGAGTCTGACATTGTATCAGCTATTAAATTAGGGTCTTTAATAGTATCTGTAAAACGATTTATTGTTTTAGATAAGTAATCTTCTCCTCTTGCTAGTATTCCAATTTTTTCTTTATCTACATTAGCTTTAGCTACAGCATCACTAAATTTTTTAGAACCTTCAACATCAAGTTTAATTCCTGCTTTTTCAGCAGCATCTAAATCTATTGATAATCCTCGTTCTTCTACAAATTTTTGTTCTGCAGTTTTAACAGGGTCAAATAAAGTATCACCATCTTTTAGTTTATTAAATCTTCCTTCAGGTCCAAATAATGCTTTACTAGGGTCTGTTAATGTAAAACCTTCTCCTTTAATAAGATTTTTAGCTCTGTCAAATCCATTACCTATAGCATCTGTAACGGTTTTATAAACATTACCTATTGCATTACCTGCATTGTATATGTGTCCAACAGCTTTATGTAGTAAGCTAGAACCTTTTTGAGCAAAAGAACCTAACCTTCCCCATACATTACTTAAACCAAATTGAGGCATAAATAACATTAAACCTAATTGACCTACAATACCTAGTTTACCAAAAGCTTTACCAACTTTTTTAACTACCTTTTTAATTGCTTTGCCTATTTTTTTAACTGTTTTTCTTAAAAATCCCATTTATTACTCCTAACCTAATCCAAAAATTCTATTAATAGTACTAGATATATTATTAAAATTACTTTGCCAATTTTTAGCTACATCTCCTTCAGCACTTGCAGCAGCTATCATAGCTTGTACTTTTCTTGTTGCAGTATCATTAGCCCATCTAAAATTATAATCTGCTTGGTCTCTTAGTTCTTGCCATAAAAACGATTGAGCTGCTGAAGTTAAACCAAAAGCCATTCTAGCGTTCTCTTGATTAATAGCATTCTGTGCTGCAGTATCAGCTAAGTTTGCTCTTCTTCTCCATTCTACATTTGACTGTTGAATTGCTAATGCATTTTGTGTATTAAACTGTTCTCTATTAAAATCTATCTGTTCATTAAATTGTCTTGTTTGATTTACTATAGCAGCATTTGCTTTATTAATATCAGCTTCTCTATTTGCTCTTCTAGCTTCTGCAGCATTTTGTTGTTGTACATTAAATTGTTGTGCTGCATTCATTTGTTGACTATTAAATTGTTCTACTTGAGTATTTAAACTTGCCATAAATTGTTGTGTTTGATTTTCACTAACAGCATTAAATTGTCTTGCAGCATTAGTAGCAGCTTGATTACTTAGTATTCTTTGTTGTTCTTGTTGAGCTTGTAATACATTAGATTGTTGTTCATTACTTAAATTAGCTAAATCCATAGCTAAAAAGTTTTTAGCATTTTGTATTTGATTTTTTTGATTTAAACTAGCTTCAGCAATATTAGCTTGAGACATAAGAACAGCATTTTGCATAGTAGCTTTTTGTTCATTATTAGCTTCTACAATACTTACTGTCTGTAAAAATTTACTATTACTTAATTCTGTTTGTTGGTCTGCATTAAACTGAGCCATATTTAAATTAAATACTTTAGTAGAATTACTTAAAGCTGTTTCTTGTCTAAACTTAGCATTTTGTATTTCTACTTGTGCTTCAATACTTTTTTGTTGAGCCACACTTTGTTGTATAGCTTGTGCATTACTTTGAGCTATTGGTACAGCACTTTGTATAATAGCATTAAATAAATTATCTCTACCAACACTAGAAGCACTTAAACCTCTTCTTGCTAACATAGCTTCTACACTAGCAACAGCAGGTCTTGCCCATGCAGGTATTTCTCCTTCTTCAATACCACTTAATAAACTACTCATTTGATTAGATACTAAAGCTTCTGCAGGTAATCCTGCTATTACACCTCTTTGTGCTTCAGTAAAATCTGTTAGCCTAGCTTCTAAATCTTCAGGGTCATTACCAAGACTTGTTATATCTTCTTCTGATAGTCCTGCATTTCTTAATTGTTTTTTAGCTCTAGTAATTCTAGCTAAAGATGTACCAGCTACTTGAGCAGCTTGTGATTTTGCTTCATCACTTAATGTTCCTACTACTCTCTCTGCTAAAGCACCGGGTTGTATTTCTACTTCTGCACCTTCAATTGGTGCAACTTTATCTACTCCTACAGCTTTAGCTATAGCTTCATCTCTTATTTCTCCTTTTGCAGCATTTATTTGTACTTCTTCAGTTACAGTATCTGCAGTTATTTTTGATGGAACTACAGGTTCTGGAGTTTTTATTGTAGAAACATCCTCCATTTGTTGAACAACTTCTGGTCCAACTTCTTTTATATATTCAGGACTAACTCCTTTTCTTTTAGCTAAATTAATTTCATCTGCTTCAAACTCTTCTCCTGTTTTTACTTCAACTAACTCTTGTTCAGGTATTGTACCTTCAGGAATATTACCAGCAGCTATGTCTTCTGCAGTTCTACCAGTTTGTGTAATTCTTTTTGCTCTTTCTTCTTCAAACTGTTCTGTAGTTCCTGTTATAGCAGCTTCACCACCAGCTAAAATATCTTTTATACTTCCACCTCCAGTACCTCCTGTACCTCCAGTACCTCCTGTACCTCCTGTACCTCCTGTACCTGTGTTATCATCACCACCATTTCTTTGGTTTCCTCCTCTATCACGACTATCTTTTCCTCTCTCGGATTGAAACATTCCTGAAATACCACTAGCTTGAGGTCTGTCTTCTCTTTGTATAGACATTTCGTCTTCTTTTTTCATTTCGTTTCTTTGAAAAGCTTGTTGAATAGGGTTACCTTTTATAATATCTTCTCGTTGTATAGACATTTCATCTTCTTCTATTTTTTTTCTTTTTTGTTGAAGAGGTGTACGAATAGATTCACCACCAGTTTGATAACCTACTCTACCACCATTACGCATGTCTAGTCTACCACCTGTAGTATATTTTTGTCTATATTTTTTATTTCTTTTTTTCTTTTGTTTTGCCATTCTACTTTACCTCAAAGAGTTTGTCAACCTTTTCATGTAATTTTTCTACTCTATCCATTAGAGTATTCATGTCATCTTTTAATTCTTGTTTAGTTACATAGTCTTTTGCAATCTCTTCACGAGTCTTGTTTAAGAGTATGTCAATTCTTTTAGCCTCTGAAGTATTACCACGAATACCATAGAGTATGGGAGCTAACACCAAAGTTATAAAGATGTTCCAAAATAAATAAGGTGTTAGTTCCATTATATATTATTCTGCTGCTTCGTTAGCTGCTTTCTGAGCATTCTTAACTGTAGTAGTCCAGACTGCATTACAAATACCTTGAACCTCTGTAGACTCTCCTGATATATCTGTATCAGTATGAGTCCAACTGTCATTTTCACTATCATAAGATGATGATACGCATTCAAGAACTTTTCTATGAAAAGACCTTGTAAGCTCTTTGCCATCTTCTTTGATAACAGTAGCTGTTCTTATTTGTATAGTTTTGTAGTCTCCAACAACTTCTATTTTGTCTTCGACTATTTCTTTAGTTATTGCCATATTTTCCTCCTTATGGTCTGTACCTAGAATCCACTAGGTATATTGAGTTATTATTAAACTATGTATGTAGCTGTTCCTATTGCAGATATTGCGTTATTAGCACCTCCAGCTTCTAATTCACCCATAACTGTATAATCAAAATTTGAATCATTTATATTAACAAATCTAATTGCAGTCCCACTAGCAGTTATAATACTAGTAAGTGTGGAATCATTCGGACTATAAGTACTTGAGTATACTGCACCTGCTCCTGTATGAGAACTTGATGCAGTAAATGGTAATCCACCTACTTCAACTGCTGTGCCACTTGAAGGAAGTCCACCAGTAGTTACTATATAATAATTAACAGTAACCTGACGACCAATTTTTGTATATGTACCATTAGCAGTACTTAAAGTAGCACCACTAAATGTTGGTGTCCAAGTACCTTCTTCATAGTCATCTAGTGCGTTAGCTGCTGCTGTATCTCCATTAAAAGATATACCACCACCTGATTGAACACGCATTCTTTCTGTTGTGCCACCTGCTGCAAAAACTAAATTACCAGCACCACCACCAACGCCCATATCTGTTGCAGTACCACCA